ACCTTTAATTCCGTATAGGGCGAAGTGAGAATACTGAGCAAAGGTATCGGCTGCAGGTATTAACTTAATACTTGTTATTGCAGAAGTTGAACGCCAATTTCCACTACCCAATACAATAGTTCCAGTAGTGCTATTTGAATCAAAACCGCCTAAAGTTCTAATTGTTTTATATTTGTTGGTATTAGCATAATCCAATATATCTATAATGCTTGTACCAAATATGTTTGCACCTACTCCACCTGCAGGCATACGACCTGCTCTCATTGAGGTTTGAGTTGCACCAGCCGCAGCACTTGCACTTGAACCATCACCTAAAAGTTCGTGCCAAGAATAATTAGAAGCAGTATCTGAATTAAATTGAACTCCATCTACATAACCGCCATTATATGAACCTGTGGCTCTTTCTAACATTCTAATTTGTAAATGTGTATAAGTTCCTGGAATTGAAGTAAATTCAACAGTAGCACTTCCACCTGACCCAACAGTTACAGTAGCAATAGATTCATAACTACTAGGCAAAACCGTTACGCCGCTATCTAATATCCCAAGAATTAAAGACATTAGGCAATGCCACCTACGATATACCAACTATCTGTACTAACCTTAATTAAACTTGCGGCTTTGTATTGTGTAGTAATTGTTGGATTAGTGGACACCGCACCGCTTGAAGCAATTGTAACGCCTGATCCCTGGACAATGCTTACAGTGCCGGCAGATCCAATTTTGATTACATTTACTACGCTTCCAGTAGTCATTGCAACAGTGTTAAAAGGTGGGATAGTTATTGTTGTTGTGCCAGTGTTTGAGTAAGTAATAAGTTTATTATCTGCATCAGTTACCACTAATGTGTCTGATGTTCCGGTCACTGCTCTAACGCTGATATTAGCGATACTGTTCATCTGCGCGGCTGTTAAAACCTGACCAACGGAAAAGGTTGCCATTTACATATACTCCCTAATAAGCCAAAGAATCTTCATCTAAAATTCCATCCACTGCTGAGTCTAGCAAATATCCCACTGCAAAAGGTTGAGCGCAAGTAAAAGTTACCAGGAAAGATTTAGGTGTTATTTGATAGGTAAGGCCTGCAATTACGCTATCTGTAACCACATTGCCAGCCGGTAAAGTCTGAGTTACCTCAATTGGATCAAACATATCTAAGTTCAAAGCGGCAACTACGCGGCTTGAATCATCCTCACCAAAGGCATCAACAGTTAATGAATTAAGTTGTATATTAACGCCTTGTTCTTTTCGGGATGCAATAATCATTTGTGCCTGGTTTAAGGCATCCGCTTCGGTCTGCATAATTCCAGTTCTAATCCGGCTATGTTGAAAATAATCCTCAATGCTTGTCAAATCGCTTGCGGTCTGACTACTCAACCCTGTTGGCGTAACTGTAACTTTGTTAATCATCTGATAATCTGAAATATCAAATTCAACCGCTTGATAGGTTACATCACCTGATCCTGGCACATCACTAAAGGCTGTAACCGTGCCACCTTCTGCAACTATGATGTCATTGCGTGATAAAAATTTAGCGTAACCGCGTTGATCCATGTAAAACGCACCTAGATCGGTTGCTTCTACAACCTGACATGCGGCTAATAAAGATCTTGAATTACCATCATCTGCCTGCACTGTCGTAGTTGCAGTAGTTGAAATATCTCTCATACCACCTGGCCATTCACCGGCATCAAGCAAACTGGATATTCTTTGTGCAGTAGTTTGTCCGGCTGTACCACCACTAACTGTTGTGATAGTGGTTAGGTTTAATAATTGGAATCCATCTACACATGCCAAAGTTACATAAGCCGGATCAAATCCAGTAGGGCTTTGGTAATTCCATTCCTGTACATACATAGAACCTAAGTTATATGTTGTGCCTAAATATTCTGCCGTAAAGCGAATCTTACGCATAGGTTTAATCTTGCCATATAAACTTGAACCGGTATTGGCCGGGTTAAACTCACCAGTTTCATCAACAAAGGTAATGCGTGCAGTGCCACCTGTAAAAGAATCTGATGATCTATTAAATGCACGGCGTATGTAGCATTGAGTTACATAAGGTGTTATATCTACTGTATCTGCGGCGGCAGTACCTAACACCGCTACATCTAATGGTGTTGCAGGATCATCTAATACCAGTGCAGGATCAAATGATGCGCCACCTGAAAAATCAATTTCTGCCTTGAATATTGCGGCTGGCATTATCTTCCTAAGTTAGTTAATTGAGTTACTGCACCTGATCTGTTTAGGTTATACAAAGCATCCTGGATTACTGATTGCAACTCACCTTCAGATATAACTGATCCGGCTACATTGACTACCACATTTGTACCCATCCCACCCATTTGACTTAATGGCACAACGGCTTCTGATCCTGATTCTCCAATTAAGGCAAGTGTTGGTTGATTTACAATTCCACCTTCAGCCATTTTTGGAACATTATTTAATAATGATTTTAATCCAGCCATTGCAGGCGCGGCTTGATCTAATGCTTCCCTTACATTGGCACGCAAGATGAGTTCTTGTGTTGCTTGTACGGCAGGTGCAACTGAAGTTAAAATCGGTCTTACTTGCGCTCTTAAAATTTCTAATTGTTTGTTTTTTAATTCATCCATTAACGCTAACATCTTGCGCAATTCATCATTGGAATCTAATAATTTTTTAAGATACAACTCAACGGCGGTTGTAGTCATACCCCATTTTTTAGCCAACATTTCAATTTCACCAGTAGTTATTTGACCATCTTCAATAACCTTTAATACATCTGCGTATCTTTGCGCTTCATCTACTGCCGCTTTAGTTCCATCTGCCAACTTCTGTAAGATCTTTACACGCAATTCATCTTCGGCTGATAACTTACGGCTTAACGCGGCTTGTAAGTTAATGCGATCAAGATCAAACATGGCGGCTAATTCAGCCTTCTTTTTGTCCAATGCTTGTTGTGCGGCTTTTTCTTTAGTCAATGCTTTTTCTCTAGCCAAAATATCTTTTTGTATTTTAGCCAAAATTTGTTCAGTGCTAAGTTCTTTTTTGCCATAAAGTCTTTGTTGTTCCAAAGCATCAATAGTTATTTGAGATAAGCCAATATAACCGCGTTCTTGTAAAATTCTTTTCTCTCTTAATTTAATACCTTCTTGTTCAATCTTTTGTAAAGTATTGCCAGCATAAGTGGCTTGACCTGTAATACCTTCTAAGGCAACCTTAAAGAAATCTAAATATGCGCCTAATCCTTTTTTCTCAAATGTACCGGCAGTACCAACCATAATATCTGCAAATTGAGTAGCAACTTTTTCTAATTTGAATCCAAATACATCTAATTGATCTGAACCAGTTGCCAATAAAGAAACAGAAGTTAATAAGCCTTGTCCTAATGTTTCAGTGGCTTCACCCGCACTAATTCTAAATGATTTTAATTGTCCGGCTAATGTTTTGGTTTGTGCTTCGGCTGAACCACCATATTTGTCTAAGTTTTGCATTAACTCTACAAAACCCATTGCTTTGGCTTCGGCGGCGGTAAAGCCAACACCTAACTTACCAATTGCAGTGTATTGACCTATTGCGGCTTTATTTATTGCATTAAGAACTGTATCTAAACTTTGACCTGTTCCGGCTGATATGTCTAAAGCCTTGCTTAATAAATATTGTGATGATTGTAAATCGCCTGTTTGTGCAATTAACTTTTGTAATGATGGCACTAATTCATCTTCAGTAACATTTGTAGCGCGTTGTAAATCTGCTATAAATTCTTTTACATCAGGTAATGCAAATTGTTGGCCTATGCTTTTAAGTGTAAGTTGTAATTGCTTGTCTAGTCTTTCCTGCGCCAATGCCGCTTGAATAGAGTTTTTAGTAAATAAAGCCAATCCTGCCGCGCCTGCTATTGCGCCGGCTTTCGCAAAAGCCTTTAATCTATATGTGCCAGTTGCAACAAACTTATCAAAACCTTTTAACTCTTTTGTAGCACGCTCTAGGCCTTTTTTATCAAACTTAGTTAAAAAGTTAATCGCTACATATTGACTTAATGCCATGATTAACCTCTAAATTCTTTGCCTAGATATTTTTTAAGCACACCATATAGATTATCATTTACTTGCCCACCTAATTGTTGTGATGCCCTGTAAATCAATCTTTTTTCTTTATATCCTGCACTATTAGCAGTACCTTCTAATTTACCAATAAATGATTCACTGGCATTTGGGTTACGGCTTGTACGCCTAGTTCTACCCCTAGATTTTGATGTGCCAAAACCTGCCAACTCATAAATAATACCTGGTACAGATTTGTTAATAATTGCCAATGCGGTTACACCGTAAGTAATACCTTTAATTCTTTGTACTTTAGTTTTTGCAGTGCTAACTCTTATGCCGCGTATAACTTCTGTTTGTGACCATTTCCATCTACTTCTTTTACTTTCACCATAAGTTCTACCCCTGTGAGTTGTGTCATTAGCCCAACCCCATGCAGGTGGGTAAGAAGGTTCAACATCACGCCATCCTGGAAATGGCTCATGTGGTACAAAACTTTGCGCTAATTTTGCAACAGGCTTTACAGCCTTTGTTAATTCCCTTCTAAATTCTTTTTGTAAATCCGGTTCAACTCTTTTCATGGTTGCCATAAGTTCATCTAAGTTTTCAACATAGATTGAAGGCGTAGCCGCCAATGATCTTTGACGGCCAGGCAATGCTGCATAAAAAGGTTTCATTTTCGCCTAACTGTTGCCTTCTTGTTATTGTAATACTTTTCTTGCAAGATGGCTTTGATCGCTGAGTAAATCGCTGGATCAACCTCTAATAAATCTTTAGGGCTAATACCTGTTGCCACCGACACGGTAGCGACTTCATAAATTGATCCGTGCCGGTCTATCCATTTTTTGAATCATAAATCAAATCAACATCTGAGTATTGATTGATGTAATCATCACCAAAGGCTAGATCTGTTTTACCTGCATCTTTTTCTAATCTCCAGGCAAACCACCACAAATCAGATTCCATTTGTAGTTCGCCTAATCTCTTACGCCAGCCGGTCTTAAATTCGGCTTCAAATGCCACCTTAGCGGATGGCGTAAGATCATAGGTTACTTTCTTACCATCTTTTTTAACAATTTCAATTTTGTGCATTGTCCCACCTTTTCTTTATTACGCGCTTGTTGATTTTGTTAATGCGGTTACTGGTAGTGACACTGACACGCTTGCTACTGCATCAACAGCACCGTTAATCGGTGTCCATGATGAGATTAAGCATGACATTGTGTAACTAGGATTGGTTGCGGTCACTGTTCCTGATACTGGTATTAACTTAATGTTAAGTTTTGTACCTAGTGCATCTTCAAACAATGAGTTCACTGATGCTGATGCGAAATCATTGAAAAGTTCCAAATTCAGTGTAGGACGCTCAATCCCACCTACCATATTCTGGACGGAGTCCAGCATGGCTGTGATTTCTACCTGATCAATTTCGCGTGCAAGGCTTACAGTGCTGACATGATCAGTAATGGTAGTTGTACCTACTATCACGGCAACTTTGTTACCCATAAATATGGCCATATTTTTCCTCTCTTACTAACCTATCAACTCTACTGAATATTGATAACTTAGGTAATCAATATTAGCGGATGTTATTGTTCCAGGGGATGCAGACACAACCCTCAGAGTTTGTACAGCACCGCTTAAAGTTTTATCAGCCTCAATCGCGGATTTAATTGAAGTTGAACCGGATGAAGCAAGTAGCCCATCCAATCTTTCTTGCCCATTTCTTTCACTCATTCTGCCAACTACAACAATTACCTGACATGTTGCAGAATCAAATCCTCTATTTAATGTGTAGTCATAATTCATTGATAACTGGCCAACTATTGCAAAAGCATTGTTGGTAGGTATGTTGGTTGAATCAGGCACATAATCAAAAACACGCAATCCGGAGATAGTCTGTAATGCGGTTTTTAGATTATCTCTAACGGTGCTAGGAATCATGCAATTACTTCTTTTTTGTACGCTCTGACCATAGCAGTTATATCTCTGCCCACTGGTGACATTCTTACAACGCCTAGATCACCTAATCCTAGTATTCCACCTGGCGCATCTTTACGTTTGTATAAATCGGCGGTCAATATTAAGCAAGCCATATTTATATCACTAGGCACTGACGGCCAACCCCATTTTGCAGTTACCTGCACACCTGGTCTTAATCCATTTTGTGTAATACCTGGAAATATTGGCCAGGTTTCAGTATTAGATACCATTGTTAATTGCGTATATGGTCTGCC